AGGGATATGTTGAGTGGTAATTCCAAATCACCTGTGGATATCACTGTTAAATGGGACGGCGCCCCCGCCGTATTTGCTGGAGAGGATCCAAGAGACGGATCCTTTTTTGTAGCAAAGAAAGGAATTTTTAATGCTGATCCTAAAATTTATAAGTCACATGAAGATATTAAAGCAGATACTTCTGGTGACCTTACTAAAAAATTAATACTAGCATTTGATGAGCTACAAAAATTAGGCATTAAAGGGGTTATTCAAGGTGACTTCATGTTTGATAAATCTGACTTAAAGAAGGAGCGAATAGATGGAGTCAGTCATATTGTTTTTCATCCTAATACCATTGCTTATGCTGTCCCTACTGACAGTGCACTTGCTAAAGAGATTACAAAGGCTAAAATAGGTATTGTGTGGCATACAACCTATAGTGGAGCAACATTTGAAACCATGAAGGCAGAATTCGGAAGAGAAATAGTACCGAAATTAAGGCCGTCAAGTAGTGTATGGATGCAAGATGCCACTCTCCCAGACCTATCTGGTACTGCTACTTTTACTGCAAAAGAAACTGCTGAAGTCACAAAGAACCTATCTGCCGCTGGTAAATTATTTAAACAGATATCATCATCAACATTAAAAGAAATAGAATCAAACAAAGAATTAAATTTAATTATTAACATTTATAATAATAGAAAGGTTAGAGAAGGCCAAAGAATTTCTGATACTAAAAAACATGCCACAGGGTTAGTCATGTTTGTCAATGACAGATATGCAAAAGAAATTGATAAACGTTCTTCACAGAAAGGTAAAGACGTACAAATAACCAAAAGAGACGAATTATTAAAGTTTTTTAGTAAAGGTAATATAAAAAACCTGCAAAAAGTCTTTGAATTGCAGAATTTAGTAGTGGATAGTAAATTAATTATTATAAATAAACTTAATAGTCTCAATAAAATTGGGACGTTTGTAAAAACTAAATCCGGATTTAGAGTAACCAACCCAGAAGGTTTTGTTGCTATTGATCGAATGGAAGGTGGCGCTGTTAAACTTGTTGATAGACTAGAATTTTCTACCAATAACTTTAGCAAAGATATTATAAAAGGTTGGGATAATCCTAACTAATATGGGTAACCGAGGATACAATGTTAACTCTTAAAGAACACATAGCACTAGATGAAGCTTTGAATCTGGCACAGCGCCAGAAAATGAAAGCGGCATTTAGAAGAAATAAGGCTAAGATTCTTAGAGGCCGTAAGAAAGCGGCAAAGAAACTCGCTTCCCCAGAAAAGTTAAAGGCCCGAGCAACTAAGGCGGCCAGAACACTTTTAATTAAAAAAATCCTGAAGAATAAAGACAAGTCTGCATTATCTTTTGCTGCACGTGCAGAATTAGAAAAGAAACTTGCAAAGAAAAAAGGTGCAATTAGTAAAATTGCTAAGAAACTTTTACCTAGAATAAAAAAGGCCGATAGAGAAAAGTTAAAAACAAAAACCCCTGGGAATGAACAAGCATGAGTAGTTTTATAAAGTTTAGTGAATATTTAAAAGAAGCAAAAGGTGAAATGACCTTTGTGTTCGGACGTTTTAATCCTCCAACAACAGGCCATGAAAAGTTATTCGAGCAGTTAAAAAAGGCCTCTAGCGGTTCTTACAGAATATATGCTTCTAAATCACAAGACCCTAAAAAGAATCCTCTTACATTCAAGCAAAAAATAAAATTCCTTAGAAAAATATTTCCTAAACATGCACGTTCCATCATGGCAGATAATGATGTAAGAACTGTATTGGACATAGCAACTAAATTATATGACCAAGGATATACGAAAGTAAATATGGTCGCAGGTTCAGATAGGGTAAAAGAATTTTCAATACTACTTAATAAATATAATGGCGTAAAATCTCGTCATGGATTCTATGAATTTAAGGATCAGATTAAAGTAGTTTCAGCAGGTGATAGAGATCCAGATGCAGAAGGAGTGACAGGGATGTCTGCTTCTAAAATGAGAGCAGCTGCAGCTAATAATGATATGGCATCATTTGCAAAAGGACTACCTAAAAATGTAGATCCTAAAGAATTATTCCTTACTGTAAGAAAAGGTATGGGTCTTAAAGAACAGAAAATAGAAATAAAGCTAGACCCAGTGTCTGAAAAACGAGAAGAATATGTTGAAGGTAAACTATTTAATGTTGGCGACATTGTTGCTCTAAAAGAAACAAACGATGTTGGCACTATTAAGGTATGTGGATCTAATTATCTTATAGTAGAATTTGGAGAATGGAAAAAGAGAGTTTGGCTTGATAAAGTAGATTTATTAGAAAATTGTGGCGGAGTAGGAGAACCTGGAGTTACTAAGAAATATAAAAATACTACACCAGGCGAAACAGTTTCCGAAGACGATGAAAAATTAAAAGGTGGATACTATAAAGGAATTAAAGCCAAGTCCACTAAACAAGCAAGGAAAAGACATTTTGATAAAGGTGCTGAAATGGACGATGATAATCCAAATGCATATAAGAAGGCACCTGGCGATGCTACAGCAAAAACAAAACCATCTAAACATACAAAGAAATACCAACAAATGTTTGGAGAACTAAAATTTGAAGACTTCGATATTGAAGAAGGTAAATCGGATGCTGCACTTAAAAAGAAAGCAGATAAATCTGGTATGCCACTTGCCGTATTAAGGAAAGTATTTAATAGAGGAGTTGCTGCATGGAGAACAGGTCACAGACCTGGGACTACACCTACACAATGGGGATTGGCTAGAGTGAATTCTTTTGTGACCAAATCATCAGGAACTTGGGGTAAGGCCGACAAAGACTTGGCCGCTAAGGTAAGGGGGTAACATGTGTAAATGTTGTAAATGTTGTAACTGTACTTGTTGCGAATAAGGAAGTAAAATGGAAGTAAAGAAAAGAAATAATATTGTATCAGTATTTAATAGTAAATGGAAATACAGATATGATAAAGAACAATATGGAATGGCAGATGCCTGGAAGATTATATATTCCGAAGATGCTGAAGGTAAATTTGTAGGAGATTGTGAAGACTATGCTCTTTCAATTTTATACAGACTTAGTGATAGAAGTCACCTTAAAATGTGGTGGTTACTAATAACCCATCAGGCAGGTATCTGTTGTGTTGGGCCAAGTAGATGGAAAACATCACATGCTGTATTAAGATACAAGGGTGAATATGTAGATAATTGGACTAAGAAGTTTGGTCCTAAATCTGCTATAGAAAAGAACCATACTTTTCATATATTCTATGGATACGGATGGGCTTATTTTACAGCAATAAAAATGCTAGTAAGTAAACTGGTTAGAACAATTAAGGGAACCTAAAAGAAACTGCCATGAAATCATTTAAAGATATTAGAGAAGGACGTTCAGCAAGAGACCGGTTACTTACCCGTCTTAAAAGTAAAGGCCTTGATTTGGATAAAGTTGCCAAAGATAGAAAGGCTGAACATGAAAGACTGAAAAAGAAATATGGTAAGAATGAGTCCGGAAAGGGATTATGGCATAATATCCATCAGAAAAGAAAAAGTGGAAAACCTATGCGTAAAAAAGGTGAAAAGGGCGCACCTACTAAGCAAGATATAGAAAGATCAAGAAGTGAATCCACTAATATGGATGAGGCACCATTGGTAATGGATCATGGAGCTATTTTAGATACTATATGGAAAAAAGTAAAACCTATATTAGAAAAAGACCTTAAGAATGGTAAGGTAGAATTAGTAAATAACCTTGCAAGAATGGTAAAATATAAAGTTACTACTAAAGGACAAGCAAAGAATAGATCCTATAGGTATGATTTAAAGAAATGATTGATTTTAAATCACATTATAATATTATGGAAGGTGTTAACGATCCAGCTATATTTAAGGCTGTTTTCCTAGCAGGTGGCCCAGGTTCTGGTAAATCATTTGTAGTAGGCAAAACATCTCTTAAGGCTCTAGGATTTAGATTAATTAACTCCGATGATGCTTTTGAGACGGGCTTAAAAAAAGCAGGTCTTACTACTGATCCAGAGGATATAGCATCTGCACAGGGTCAGGCTGTAAGAGCAAGTGCTAAAGCCCTTACAGGTAAAATGTTAACTAGATCCTTAGAAGGTAGAATGGGTATAGTGATAGATGGCACAGGTAAGGACTATTCTAATATCAAGAAACAAGTTGATATGGTTAGAAGTTTAGGTTATGCTGTACATATGATATTTGTTAATACAGATTTGGATACAGCATTAGCAAGGAATAAGGCAAGACCACGTTCGTTACCAGATGATATGGTAAATAAAATGTGGAAACAAGTACAGAATAATATTGGTAAATTTCAATCGTTATTCAGACAAAGAATGACCGTTGTGGATAATTCTTCAGGTTCAGACATTGATAAAGCTACAATGTCGGCCTATAAGAAAATACAAACTTGGTCAAAGAAAGCGCCAGAAAGTGGCATAGCGATGAAATGGATTAAAGGGCAAAGGAAAAATGCATAGTTTTTTAGAACACATAGAAGAAAGATTTGGTTTATATGAGGGACAGCACGTACCCCTAGAACAACCTATGATAGAGTCAGAGTATCAAGGTAAAGACGTAGAACTAAATCAGCCTAAGAGAGGCGGTAAAGCTAAGTACTATGTATATGTAAAGAATGATAAAGGTAATGTAATAAAGATTCAGTTTGGAGATACAACTGGATTAAGTGCAAAAATTAACGACAAGGATGCGGCAAGAAGTTTTGCTGCAAGACATCAATGCAGTCAAAAGACTGATAAAACAAAAGCGGGTTATTGGGCATGTCGTTTACCAAGATACGCAAAACAATTAGGGTTAAAAGGTGGTGGATCTTACTTTTGGTAAGCCGTACTGGGAAGACGGCAATATAAGGGAATTTGATCCCAAAAGAGCTGATGCCGAATTTGTTTGGCATACTGATATGGAAGACCGCGAAATAGAAATTTTAGAAGGCGAAGGTTGGCAGTTTCAAGTAGATAAATGTTTACCTTGGTTACTAAAAGCAGGTATGGTATTTGATATTAGAAAGGGAGAATACCATAGATTAATAAAAGGAGTTACTCCACTTAAATGTAGGATTTATAAACATGCCAACAGCAAATGAACAAAGAGCTGAGCAATCAGCAAGGCTCGATAGGATTGAGCAAAAAATAGACCAAATGTCAGAAGCTATTATTGCTTTGGCACGAGCTGAAGAAAAAATTATAACTCTTTCAGAATTTGGTAAACAACAAGGGGAACAGATTCTTACCCTTATAAATAGAATAGACAGATTGGAAGACCTGGTAAGACAGAATGCTTCTACTGTGAATATAATTAATAAATTATTCTGGGTAGCAATTGCGGCGGCAGCCACGGCTATTACAGGAATGCTTTTCATACAATAGGAGAAACCAATATGAAACTCAATGATGAAACAACTAAAAGCGTTGCTGGTGCGGTCAGTGATGTGCTAGAAGGAAAAACAAAAAAGGAAGAAGCTAAATATCCGCATGATATGTTTCATCCTGAAACTGGCGAGAAAGAAGTAGCTAAAGATGAGGCTGAACATAAGGCCTTAGCTAAAAAAGGTTACACTCACGAAAAGCCTGTTGACGAATCCCCCGAAGAGCCTAGAGCAAAAGGTGAGAAGGAATTCAAAGACAAGCATAAAGTGAAGAAGTCTGGCGAGAATACTGATGGTTCAGTAACTAAAGAAGGTAAATTACCACCTGCACTTCAAAAAGCAATAGATGCTAAAAAGAAGAAAGATGGCAAAGACGAAGAAGAAGTCGATGAAGTATTAGGGTTTGATAAAGATAATCCTAAGAAAGTATCTGACGACGATGATGATAAGAAAGATAAAAAAGAAGTCGATGAAAAAAAATTCATGCCTAACATGATTAAGAAAGCTGTTGCACACGCCAAGAAAATGGGCGGTAACATGACTGGTGCTGTTAAGGATATTGAAAAAATGGCTAAAGGTTTATCTGATCATCCTAAGGTTAAAGATGCTTTACAATTGGCTAATGAGTCAACTCAATCTGAAGAATCTGATAAACAAAAGAAATATAAAGCTTTCTTTGATAAGGCTCTTAAAAAGTTTGGAGTTAAATCACCTGCAGAACTTGAAGGGGATAAGAAAAAGGAATTTTTTGATTACGTAGACAAAAACTACGAAGCAGATAACGAGGCTGACTAATGGAATCTTTTAAAAATTTTATCTCTGAAGCCAAATTAGAGGTTAGTGCATGGACAGGAAGAAAACCACCTGCTGGTATTAAGATTGTAAAATCACAATCTTCAGCACTTGGTGGTAAAGATGTAGTATTTTCTGGTCCAGAAGATAAATTAATTGCATATGCAAAAAGAAGTTTGGGTGTAGATAAAAAGGTTAAAACATTAGCAGACGTACAAAAAGAAGTTAATTGATTTAACCTGAGGGTTATATATAATATATGATGAAAATATTTGAAGAGTTGAATCGCAAGAATTTTGAAATGTTTGCGAGTCAGAATTACAATAACCCTGAGTGTTTGGATATTCAGGAATTTAAAGAAGACTTAGCAAGATTTAAATATCTTAAAAGGCTTCTGAGAAGATACGAATTGACCGAAGATTTACAACATCGGTTAATAATGAATCACTTAATTGTGCTTTATAATGTATTCGGAATACCGGCCGCAAATAAAATGATCTGGTATAAAATAGAACCAGAACATTGGACTTACATAAAACCATTTTTGGTATTTTTAAATTATTTACCAATAGATGAAAAAGTGGAAGTCCCTTTGGATCCATATATAGTAGATGTACTTAGGAAAATTTAATGGGAGTTGTATCAAGAACCGCTGATTTATTTTACGCCTTCAGGTTTTTAAAGCTGTTGGTAACACCTTGGGAAAGTACCAAGGCATATGAATTTGGTATTGTTGATAATACTGGTAAGGTATTAAAAAAATCCAAAGATTTAAAAACTAGCGATGAAAAGGCAACGTATACAGTATTTCATAGATTAGTTTTTAACTTAAAAAGAATATTAGGTAAATTACCTTTTGGAAAAACAAAGTTGGCATCTTATGCTGCAGCGTTATTTCTAATAAAAGAAAATACCAATCTTACAGAAGATGATATAAGAAAGGTATTGGATGAAGTTTTAGAGGACATAGATGAAACACTAAACGAAGATGTATTCTATGTTAAAGAAGGAATATTAAATCCAGGGAAATATAAACTTACAACAGAAGTTGTATGTCCTAAAGTAGGTGAAGTTATTGGATTAATTAATGATGAGGTAGAAGTACCTGTGCATACAGTTCCAGTAGGAAGTATGTTTAAAACTCCAATATATATGGTAAAACATCTACGTACTCGACAGGATTTATATATAAGTAGTGGAGACATAAAAAGATGAAAAATTTTAAAGACGTATGGGAAGATGCAGCTGCAAATTCAGTGGCAGGTGGCGGTGTCTCCTTACCTGCAGATGCAGTGAAACCAAAGAGGAAAAAATCCGTGTACGATGGTAGAACAAAAGAAGGCCGAAAGTTTGTCGAAAGAATGGTTGCTCGTAAAAGGTCCAGAAAGGATGCTGAAGAGAAAAAACTTTATGCGCAGAATATGAAGTCTGTTTCAGTAAAGGAAGAATCCATAGAAGAAAAAGCACCAAAGATTAAAGGTCTATCTATGTATGGATCAGAGATTAACGGTCTAAAGCAAGGAATGAAGACATTCAGTGCCAAACCAGTAATTAGTAAAGGTAAACTTGCGTACAGAGTAGTGGATGAATTTGGTGGATTTGAAACATTAAATTTAAAGGCATTTGCTAAGAAGTTCGGTTAATAATTATAGGTTAGATTATGACAAAAATATTGATGGGAATTATAGGGGCTATGGGATTGGCCGCTATGTTATATTATAATCTATCCGTAGTGCCAATGAAAAATAAACTTGAAGAACAAGTAAAAGTTATTGCTGCACAAGACC